TGCTTGGAATACAAGCATGTAGTTAAAAGTACCAGAAATACCAAGAGGCATACCATCACTGAAACTACCTTGACCGAAAGGATAAACGAGGAAGACTGCAGATGCTGCTGCAACAGGTGCAGAGTAAGCAACACAGATCCAAGGACGCATACCTAGACGGTATGAAAGTTCCCACTCACGACCCATGTAGCAGAAGATGCCGATGAGGAAGTGGAAAACAACCAACTGATAAGGACCACCATTGTAGAGCCATTCGTCTAGCGAAGCAGCTTCCCAGATGGGATAGAAGTGAAGACCGATTGCGTTGGAACTAGGAACAACAGCACCAGAGATGATGTTGTTGCCATACATGAGCGAACCAGCAACGGGTTCACGAATGCCGTCAATGTCCACGGGAGGAGCAGCGACGAATGCGGTGATGAAACAGACGGTTGCTGCGAGCAGCGTTGGGATCATCAGTACACCAAACCAACCGACATACAGACGGTTGTTGGTTGAGGTAACCCAAGAGCAGAACTGCTCCCAGGTGGACTCGCCTTGGCGGCGAGAAATTGTAGCTTGTGCCATTTGAAAAAGGGTAAGAAAGGTCACTAGGGATGTGACGGTATTAGTATTCCCACACCACCCTCCAGTGTGGGTATTAGAGACGTGATTTATACTCCCTAGAGGTCTCGGTTTACGGGGAGTGTGACGAAGTGTTTACGTTTCGTTACTTTATTTATTATACTGCATCCTTGGAGAATCTGCAATGGGTAGAAATACCCTATTCCTTCTTCGCCCACAGGTTGCACTGTGCTTGATACTTCCTCATGGTTGGGGAAGTGTTCATGTAGATAGAACGGTCGCCCTCGTTTTCGAAGACCCCGTTGAAGTCCATCATGTGCAGGTGCTCATGCTTTGCATAGATGAGCGGAGACATTTTAACATGAGGTTTCAGATCAGCCAAGAACTGACGGCGATCTTTGTACTGGGATCCCTCACCACGCTTAGGATGCTTACCCTTGCGGTTCTTATTCTTCTCGGTAAAGCGTAGCTCAACACCCATGACTACAGTCTCAGGCGGTTTGTTATGGATCCTGTGGACCGGCAGACCACTGAACTGACGTGCAGCATCGAACGATACCTGATCGCGATTAGAACCTACCAGAGACCACTTCCACCACTCATCACCAAACTTCTTAAACTGATCAGAATCATCAACGGTTCTCCAAATCATGGTGCAGCATGGAGAAATGTATTCATCAAACTTATATCCTGCTTCGGCAAGTGACTTGGTTAGCCACACACCATCACCCCAGGAGAAGAAGTTACACATGAAACCTTCGAGCATCTCGTCATAGTACGTGAACTCATAGCAGTGCTCCATGGTATGACAAGTTGTCGGGAAGATATCTCTAGTCTTCGTGACAAACTCCTCAGTCATCTTGTAGCAACCATCAATCCAGACAGTGTTTGTGCCTGGTTCAAATAGTTTATGTGGGTTGATCTTGGGATACGAAGACAGTCTACGAGGGCAATCAATCGCTTCCTGTTCAACACCTTCTGCCTCACAGAACTCCTTGATGTTAATGTAATCCCATTGAGGATTGTCAGTTGGGATAGTTCCATCATGGAAACAAACATAACGAACCCGTTCATCATAGTAATGATCAGGAATGTTATCGTAACCGTTAGTGATACAGGTGTAGACAGTGAAGTCGTACATGGATAGCTTGTCAGAAATCATACTCTCTTTGTGTGCCAGATAATCGTTATCCCATCCATCAGTCTTGTAAGGTTCTTGCTCCAGATAGAACTCCATCTCATCGAAGATCTTCCAGAAGTCAGTATACATGTGCGACAATCTACCCAGGTCTAGATTGCCTACCCAGTGCTGCCTAATCCTATAGGACAGACGAGTTAAGAATACACGCCAACTATCTTGTGCCTCAGCACGAGAATAAGCACCATGGATCTGCTCATCCTTATACCACCACCACCAATAGTTGATGAACTCTTTGATGACGTTTACAGGGTGCTCCATGTTGTACTTGATACCCGACATAGCAAGTGCTGCTGTGCCTGACATCTGATCCCGAGGACCACACTTTTGATATAGTCTCCACCACAACTCACACCACTTGATTGTATCCTCTGTGGGTTTTCTCCACATGACACAACCATACATGGTCTTCCTAGAAGTGAAGTCATACCTTTCGAAGGATAGATCTTCAGCAAACTGTAGGATAGTATCCTGATCAATCCACCCCTTCAGATAATACTCTGACGCTTCTTCAAAGAAGTTGTGTTGGTCAGGATGACTCAGCAGGAATGGTCTATCGCTGAGGAAAATCTCCCTAGACATCTCCTCAAAGAGAACTCTAGAGTCCTTATCTTCTAGTTTGTATTCTCCTAGCAGCAGTCCAATGTTAGCAGCATCAACCCATACACAAGGACTATCAAAGTATTCATGGAACATGATCTTTGGATGCCTTGACAAGACAACCGGATCATCACACTTGTACTTAATAGGACGGAGCTCCCAAGGTGATTTGGGTTCTACAGTTCCGTCAGTAAAACAAATATACGTATGTCCTTCATCCACAATGTCAGGGAGAGGACAATAGTTGTTAGTAATGCAGGTGTAGAAAATCATATGACGTTGTAGACCCTCATGTAAAAATCATGTCTTTCATACTTGGTATATATCTTAGGATCAAGACCCGTAATCTCGGACATTTCATCTAAGAACTCCTGCTTTCGCAGGTATTGTTGCATGTCTCCACGCTGTGGATGCATACCTTTACGACCTTTCTTTTGATAGTATCCTAAGGAGATTCCTGTATGCTGACGGTGCTCAATAACTGATGGAAGAGAACCACCATAGTTTTTCATAGCATAATCAAAGGCAACCTGGTCACGATTAGATCCGATCAAAGACCATTCATACCAGAGTTTATTGAACTTGATAGTTTCATCATTGATCGTACGCCATACCATAGTTCCAAGAGGACTACCGTATGATTTAAAATCAAAGTCTGCTTCCTTCAATGCCTTTGTCAGTTTAATACCATCCTCATAAGAGAAGAATGCACAGGTAAAACCTTCTAGCATCTCATCAAAGTATGTGAAACGGGAAGCATGTCTCACCATAGTGAACGGGAAGCAGTTCTTACTGACTTCAATGAACTCAGGTTTGTGAACATAGCATCCATCAATCCATATTGTATTCGATCCCTTCGGAAAGAACAAGTGTGGATTTGCTTTGGGGAAAAAGGACAGTCGTCTAGGACACGTTTCTTTCGTGTACTTTCTGATGTCAATATACTCCCAAGGTTTTACCGTAGTATCAATAGTTCCATCATGGAAACAAACATAACGAACATCAGGATGATACCAGTTGTTTGTAGGGAACTCATCGTAACCGTTAGTGATACAGGTGTATACGATCATATCCTTCGACTCAACTCTATCGTTGAGTTCCATCGGAGGATATCTTAACTGAGCATATATCTTATTGAACTCATACCCATCGGGTCTTGTATCGAAGGTAGCATACAAACCGTCCACGAGTTTGATGCGTTCCTTCATGGTTGGTTTCTCATGCATATCATATGCCTGAGAATACTTCTTGCTTCGATACTTAGTATCTATAATATCTACCTGAGTGGTTATTCTCTTCGGAGCAAACTTAATCGGCGTTCTATATTTCTTTCGCATCATAAACTCAGCGATAGAACTAGAGATTTGATCTCTATTCACACCACCCATATACCATGCTCTCCAGATCTCATTGAACTCATTGACAACTGGACAAATCTTTCTCCAGATCACACAGTTAATAGTCTGATCATAGTCACTGACAGTATATCCTTGGTGCTTCGCTCGTCTAGACATGTCAAGGATCTGATCCATGGTAGAGAATCCTTGACCATATAACTTACCCATCTCAGACATGTATGTCCTGTTGTCTGGGTGCTTCTGTAGGACAAGATCATTGTCCTCAAAGAGTTCTTTAGAAACTCTAACTAACTCTTCGGTGACTGGGTAGCATCCGTCGATCCAGACTGTTTGCTCCCCATCTTCAAAATAATGGTGTGGCAGATGTTTAGGGTGATAGCTTCTGCGAACTGGACAATCGATATCAAGGTCGAGTTTGATGAACTCCCACGGACCTTTCTTCTCAATCTCGCCATCGTAAAAACACACATACCTAACACCTTCAATATCCACTGTCTCGTCGCTGAGAGTATCGTATCCATTGGTAATGCAGGTGTAGAAAATCATTGCTGACTGATGACCTTGGTAGATGCATTGCCAGGTTCACGAAGGAACCAACCAGTAGCAATGTACTTATCTATGTCTCCTGTCAGGAATCCTCCTCGATGCATATGTGTATATGCAGCAGGCCAAAGAACAACCGTTCCTTGAGTAGGATGCAGTGCCAGTTTCTGATACATGAACTCAGTAGCACCACCATTCTCAGCAGGGATGTCGTTAAGATAGATCATCCAAGTAAGAACACGGTCTCTATACATGTAGACACCGTTCTCACAATGCCATACATGGTATCCACCACCAGGTCGAGTCCTTTGGATCTTAGTTGTCCAGGAAGACACCGGATCTTGGTCACAAACGAGACCATTGTAGACAGATGTATACTTCTCAAAGCACTGTCCAACAAAAGTATTCAGTTGCATGGCAAGTCCGATGTCAACTGACTCTAGGAAAAGTTGTAGATCTGATCTACCGAAAGCACCTTGACCTTGGAACTGAGTGCTCCCTTCATTAAAAGCGTGCTCTGATAGACCAGCCTCAGGTTCGTATCTCTGCTGTTCCCAAGCATTGAATCCCTTGATGATGGCACCACAGAGATCAGATGGGACACAGTTCTCAAAGACACCAATATGATCGATTAGTTTCATTGTTGTTGTGCGTTAAGGTATGCTGCAGGTGGGATTCTCCCTACGTATTCATCGAGTTGCATGATGTCATCGATCTTTTGATCTTGACCTTGCTGTTGCCAGAACTCGGCAAGAGCATTTCTACTATCTTTATGGAACACATCAATATGTTCCTCATGGATAGCAGATCCAAGATCCAATCGATAGTTAAACAGTGGACTAGAATAACTCTTTCCACTGTCCAGAATCAAATCCTCAGATACTGCACGAGGTCTGATGTTCTGATCAATCTTCCACTGCTCACCACGCTGGTGCAGTTTCAAGATCTTATTTGCATGGTGTCTTGTAATAAGATAACATGCAGCAGAGAAATCATTGATAAACCTATGGTGCAACTTAAGTGTAATACCATTAGGGTTAATGATTGTCATCTGGAAACAATCAAAGTTGATAGGAAGTCTTCTCCTAACATCTTTCCAAGTGAAGTCCCAGTGTGATGCTGTAGACATATCAACATCATCTTCCATGATGATGATCTCGTCATACTCAGTTTGTTCAACAAAGAACTTGATAGCACTAAGGTGAGACAGGACACATCCAATCTCACCAGCATTCATATTGTCAGGCACTCTACCCTTGAGCATATCAGTGGCATCATCTTTTCCATCGATGCCACGGAACCTGAAGTGATCTTCGATACCCCAGTATTCAAACTGCTGGGTCATGTACTCCTTTCTATCTGCGTATCGATCCAAGTTAATCCAAAGACAAGGAGGAAAGTCTTTGAGTTTGAATGCTGCTTTGTTCTTATCCACCGATCTTGGTACCATGAATAATGCCTCGATTCGCCATATAAGATTGATTAGTATAATATTGTAGCATTTTCTCTGGAGACATCTTGCTCAGTTTATTGAACAGATCTCTGTTTGCTTCAATAT